GGATGTGATAGTTCTGGATAATCATTAAACACCATGTTATGTGGTGGTAGATCTCCATTAGTAAATGTAACTGAATCTCCTGCGGAGATTGTTAACTCATTAGGTTCAAAGACTAAATTGCCTCCTGCACCCATCTGTATGTCAGCAGCATATGCTTGTGCTGCTAGTGTCATTGAAAGGAATAATGATGTAATCATTATTGTAAGTCTGCTCATCCACCACATAATTTCATGTTTGTATTGTGTTAATGTTTTCATTCTACTCCTCCTTCAAGCAGTAGTCAACAAAAAGAGGATGCTCCCTTAGTGTTGGGACATCCTCCTTAGCGTCTTGTATTGCTTGATATGCATCTTCTGCATACTCGCAAATTTCTAAATGCTGTTGCTGTAAGTCGTGATAACCGACTGTGTAGTGCTTAGTCAGGGGCATGATAATTTCAATCCCATACTAGCAATATTTAGACCGTATCGTAGTAAATTATACTTATTGTGTGTAGGTTACCTGACCTATCCCATACTGTGTTTTCAAATGCTCAGATATGTATCTCTTTATCTCATTTTCATTCATCATACACGGTGAACAATACTTCCCAATATCAGGGCAATCCCAACAAGGTTTAGGACAAGCCCCTACTTTCAAAGTCACATGATCCTCAGTGATATCAAGGATTTCCAAGGAAGCATAGTCTGCTTCCATGTGTTCTTTAATACCCTCTAAAGTACTCTTTACTTTTTGAAAAGAATAGTCCTCCAGATCTGGAAGACTACCTGGCTTAAAGTAAGATTGCCCCAATGATAAATCCTTTAGCAAAGGAAATGCAAACTACTTGATAGTCTGTTAGTCCAAACTTATCTTGACATTTTTTGATAAGTTTTTTATCCCATTCGACTACCTTGTCGAATACTTTTTGTGCTTTGTCTGGTAATCCCATTGGTTTAGAAAGGTGAGTTTGGTGACTGAGCTCCAAGACCTGCAGATGCTTGTCCTGCTGGTGGTGCTAGATCTGGTGTTCCTATAGGAAGTGCGTCTCCACCCAATCCACCAGGAAGTCCGAGAGATCCTGTAACAGCATCCATAACTTGTGATTTAACTCCATCAATGATGGAATCCCTGTTGACATATACATATACGCCACTGCCAACAACGGCAACAGATACAGCAGTGGACGCAATAGCGAGTACATTGATAATTTTTTGCATGACTTTACATTTTAAAGGTTTCTTTGGTATCAGATACACCAACTATTTTTAGAGGTGCTTGTTCGATACGAATTGTTTGAGTGGGACCAGCTTTCGCTATAATCGCTTCAATCTCTTGTGCAGTTGGAGGAGGAGGTCCACCGTTACCATTAACAGCGTTACCATTCTTATCCATCTTCATAGTACCGTCACCCTTTTTAGATGCGGTCTGAATTCCGAAGCTAGCTAAAACTCCAGTAAAAACTGAAGCTATAAAAGTTGGATCAATTTTCTGTTGTTCCAGTCCTGGAACTGTCACATAGTTAAGAGTCAGTATACCTCCACTCCAGACCAACACGCCAATTCTGACCATCGTTGAGATGATCGCAGCCTGTTCTTCAGCATCAGGTAGTATAGCATCTTTTGCTTTTGCAAGCAAGCCCTTCTTTTCTTCTTTGGGTTCTTCTACCACTTCATCTTTAACTGTTTCTGGCATTGATATAAAAGTAACTAGCTCTTATTTATCCCAAGCAAAACTTAAAGTGACCCTTGGTTCTATAACTATAGGATCATGATATACACCAGCAGGAATAAACATACCATCTCCAGGTGCTAAAGTATATTCGTCACCTTCTATATCATAGGTAGTGCTACCAATGGATTGAACCAATAAGACATCTATATCATCATTATGTTTTCCATAGGTAGGAGATGAAAAACCTAATGAGGTATAAACATGCAAATTTCTTATACCTTCTTTCTTTTCAACCTTATTGAATACCTCTCCTATAGTATTAGGATAGTAATCATTCATCAATACAAATGTAGGAGCAGGAGATCTCATTAAAGATTCTGCCATATTTAATATTTTAAATGACCCATCTTCAAAATCCTCAGAGAGCTTTGATATTACATCACCCCATTCAACATTACAATCTGTAAACTGTTGAGGTAAATATTCAAATTCTGTTCGGTGAGGGCAACATAATTTATTTGGCATCCATAAATCCTTTTTTAATCATCTTCTGCAATTCTGCAGTGCTACCAGTAAATATAGCATTGTTCGTTACACTAGTTGGACCTTTCTTAGTCTCATCAATCTCCTTAACTTTTTTCTGGAGATCCATAAGTTTATCTGCAATATCAGCAGTTGATTTTAAGACCTGTCCTGCAACTTCAAACGCTCTAGGTGAACCAGATTCACCAGCAACCTCCATAATACCATTAAGAGTCTCTTGACCCTTTTCTATTAAGGAATATAACTGAGCACGAGAATATTCATAGTCTTTATCTACTTCAAGACTATGATCTTTTTTAACTGCAGGAGCTTCTTTATGTGCATTAAACTTTTGAACATAGGTATGTTCAGAAGTAGTATTTAATGCGTCATCAATTGGAGAAGACATTTTCCGATCCCCCTAACCAAGAACCACCATTCTTTGTAGCCATGCGATACATTTTTTCATGCATCGTCACAGTCTCTTCAGCAGACTTTTCAAAGTCGGGTGAAGACTCATGACGAGAAGCATAAAGATCTGCTATCTCTTCTTCAGGTCTTGGGTTGTAAGCATCATCTGCTTCAGAAGAACCATACATATCAAACCTATCATTAGTAGCTATAGGCATATCATCATGTGGGTGTTTCTGGTGAAACCAGTCATCATAATGAATTTCAGGAAGTGGATCCATCATACATCCTCTTGTCTAGTTGGACTATATTTCTTGGAATCGCCAAACATAGTAGTTGTCTCGCTAAATCCAAAGTCATCTTCAGGTCCAGCAGTGACTGGATCTGGGGTGACAGTATACCTCATCTCACGCTTGGCAGTATCAGTCTTAGTATCTGCATAGTAATCGACTTGAACTTTCTTGATGAGACCATCTGTGCTATCAGCAACAGGACCAAAGAGGTATGTCTTAGCAGTGAAATTAAAAGTATACATCAAGACTCTTCTAGTTGAAAAATCTCCCTCATACTCATCACTGAATGATATATTATCTAGTACAATTGGTATATCTCTTTTCTCTCCTATAGAATCTACAAGGTCTATTGTAACATTAAATGCTGGTTGAAAGAATGGAAGTATCTGTTCTACAATCTGTAATGCATCATCATTTAACTTAGTCATTACATTAAGTTCAAACCCTACATTGTATGGTATTGGGAGATATACTTTCTTTACTTTAGTATTGGATGGATCTCTATTATCAACTGCTTTAAAAGTTCTAGTTATACTTGATTTTCTACCAGGGTCATATGACATCGATGCCATCTCAAATGACATCCTTGGCAATGTTATTGCAGTTGCTTTTGATAATTCTTCTTGTTGCTCAAGTTTTGCTAAGAATTTTTGTTTTGGTCCATATATCAATGGAACTTTAGTCTCACTAAGAGTTTCACCAGATCTATCATCATGTCTGATGTGAACATCATTAAACAATGTACCAAAAGCGATAATTGTTTTTCTTAATATCTCGTGATAAAAATAAGTACCTAACATTAAATATCTCCAAAGGGATTAGATTCAGTGAAGTCTAGAAGCTTATCTGCTTCCGTTTCAAACTCATCATTCATAAAGTATTCATCACCTGCTGCTTGATCACTCAAGTCATCAGTATAAGAGAATACTTGATATCTGGCAGACGATGCAGTTCCAGTAATGTATTCACCAGATCTGAAATCACCTGTATTTATGGACACTTCAAGCTGTCTAGTAGTAGCATTCCAACTCTTAACATATGCTTCAGCACCAGAAGTGGATCCAACTACCCTTTCATTTATATGATATGTTCCAATACCTGTACTCAATGGAGCACTAATAGAGACCGATGGAGTCGCTTCATAACCAGCACCAGCATCTGTTAGATATATTCTAAACATGCTAGATCCAGACAGGGTTGCGACAGCAGTTGCTTGAATCTGACCTGCCTTAGCACCAACCATAGCACCAGTACCAACAAATGTACCAGGATTAGCAGTTCCAGTTCCTCCGAAGGAAGTACCAATACCAACACTATTAGTACCAATAGATGTAACGATACCGCTACCAATCAATGTTACTTGACCAGCACCACTATAGAAATCAATAGTATGACCAATAGCAATATTTGCCATAGTATTGATTCCAGTAATCTCCATTGTTCCTGCAGTAGCAACACCAGTAAACTGATACTGTTTATCAACAAACTGAGGATGTTGAATAGTGATTAATGGTGGAGAAACATAGTTAGAACCTGGTTGTTGAATTCTAATAGAAGCAATACCACTATTAGTTAATGTGGAAGTTGCAGCAGCACCTACACCTGGAGTACCAAATCCAATAGTAGGTGGTTCAGTATATGCAAAACCTGGATTAGTTATTGCAAGATAATCAATAGCAGCAAGATTGCCCTTAGTGGTTATAAATCCAACAACAGCACCAAGAGATGTTGATACACCAGCAGGAGATGCTGACACACTAATAGAAGGTACTGATGTATATCCAGAACCATCATCATTTAGTGTAACCATTCTCATTGCACCTTCTAATGCAAAGGTGTCTACAGATGCCTTAGCAGTGGATCCTATACCAGCTAAACTAACTGTAGTGATGAATCCTTCTTCACTTAGTCTTTCATCAATACCAGCGACATTTGTATCGATAATATCGTCTTGAATCTGATATAGCTCACACTGTAATTCGTAAGTATAATTTTTACCTAACTGAAAGAAAGGTGATTCAAATTCTATATGCTTAATCTCAAATAATCTCTCTCCTAATGGGAACCAGATTAGATCACCCTCTTTGGGTCTAGTTCCAAAATCTAGATCACCATCCAATGCACCACCTAAGTTTGTACTGTTGAATTGAAATGGTGCAATAAAATCCTCAAATCTTTCTCTTGATATTGTTAAGGTAATCTCATTCTGTAAGTTGATGCCAAACTTTGTCATCACATCACTACCCTTAGCATACCCCTCATAGTTGTTTAGGTATGCTTCGATAAGATAGTTATCATTAAATTTTGAAGATTGTACCTCACCTAAAATATCATCAGTAGCAATCTGTTTCCTTGGTATGTAATATACATCAATACCATGAATAGACAAATGCTCATCTACCAGAGACTGTACTAACCTCTGTTCATCAGGTGAACCATGTTGGAAAAAAGGAGATACAGGTGTCATTAACCTATCATATCAAGGACTGGAATTTCGTAAGTAGATAGCATTTTTTCTTCTATCTCTCTTATCTCTAGGTCACCGTCTTCATAGATCTGACGACCATTAAGTTCTATACCACCAGGGAGTTTTACTCCTTGGAATTTAATGAGGTTCTGACCCCACTGTTTTTTAATCTTTGCTGTTAGATATCTCTTCAAGAAAGAATCATTATAGACTCCACTATAGTTAGCAGGATCCATGATTCTATAACACTCAATTAATACCCAATGACCAACAGTAGTAGAAGCCCAATCAATATCAAAATAAAGTCTATTGTTTCTCTTGTTGTATCTAATTTGAGTAGATGTAGTTAACAAGAAGTTAATATCTTCTAGATATGTTTTGGTCATAGAATAATTTAGGAGACCATCATAACCCATATTAAACGCAATATCATTTAAGAATAACTGATATTTCAAGTTAAACATACCATTACTAAGTCCACTACTATCAAACTGCATAACTCTTTCAATTCCTAATATAGAATCTGGAACTGTTATGTAGTTTTGATTCTCCTCAAATACACCAGATGCAGTGGTTGTACTAGTAATACCTAAACTATTATCACCACCTCTTGCTCTACCTCTCTTCTTATCTTCTTCAGTAAGTTGATACTTAAGCAATACCTTTTCTACACCATCAAAATGTCTCTCATAAAAGAATTGTAGAGAGTCATCCATTAGGTCATCAACTTGCTCATCAGCAACATTAATCTCCAAAATTGGAGCACCTAATTGTCTTAAACAATAATCTTGTAATGTTGCCCTACTATTCGGTTTTGCCATTAGAAGAATCCTCCATCGATGGAGTCAGTCCATGTTGGGACTCCAGAAGCGTTTGTGGTCATTACATAGTTAGAAGTAGTTAGGAAGCCAACTGTGCTTGCTGTACTTACCAGTCTTCCATCTGCTTCAAAGTAACCCATACCATTTGGACCACTGTATCCAATACCAGTGCTTCCACCTTGATCTGAGCGATAGTATAATCCTTGCTTGAATGTAGCATATCCTACGACATGTACATTGTCTTGAATAGTAACTTGACCTGCAGCAGAATCAAGAACCAGTTCTCCAGTATTAGTTTCTATTCTAGTAGAAGAGCTACCAGCACCAATCTTAATGTCAGAAACTGTAGTAACACCAGTAATAACAACTTCGTTGAATGTACTGATTCCTGTTATCTTAATGTTTCTACCATTAACTTCATCATAAACAACATCACCTATAACATTTAAGTTACCAGCGACAAATATGTCGTCTTGGAATGTTGCTATACCAACGAAGGTTGAGAAACCAGCGAAGGTCATTTCAGTAGCAATACCAGTTTGAATCCTGGCGTTAGTGATTGCAAAGTCAGTTGCTAAACCAGCAGTGATCTTAGCGTCAAGAATATCTGCATCAACAAGATCAACAGCATTGGCAGTAACTACACCAGCAGTTGCTGTGATAGAAGAACCAATTGCAACTTCTCCCTTATAAACACCGTTATCCATGAAGGTAACGATACCAAGCATCTCTGAACCAGATGCTCTAGCAATGAATCTGTCACCACTACCAGATGCTGCACTATCAGCATACATCAACTTAAGTGTCTTATTATCGACAGTTAAGAAGTCACTGTTACCAGTACCAGTCTGTACACTAAAGTAATCACTTCTTATTTGAAGTCTAGCATATGTTGCATTACCATTTGCATGAGTGAGGATTGTATGACCTCTGTTAGCAAATCCATCGGTATCAACATGTTCAAAGGTTAGGTCATCATCTGAACCTATTCTGATCTTAACATTATCTGGAAGATCTGTATGACTGTTAATTCCAATAGGAGCATTAACTGTTAATGATCCATCACCAACTGTCTGACCAACTGTAAACGCTGTAGCAAGACCTGTAGCGATCCTAGCATCCACCACATCAAGGTTATTGATGTCTGCACTACTACTTACTGTTACAACGCCTGTAGCATTGATTCTCTCGAATCTAGCAGTATCTAAAACATCAAGTCTATCTCTAGGTGAAGCAGTTCTAATACCAACCTTCTGGTTGGCATCAACACGCCATGCTTCTGTGTTATCAGTACTAGCAACAATAGTACCATCACTACCACTATCAGTTAGAGCAATAGATGTATCACCCTTCTGGAATGCATCCAGTTGAATAGTTGTAGCAGTTAAGATACCTAAGACATTGACATCACCAGTGATGTTAATATCACCAGCACCAGAAGGATCAATGTTAATATCACCTGTAGTGGATTCAATGTTATTACCAGAAAGTTGAATATTACCAAATGTACCACTAGTAGGTGTTACCTGACTGCTATTACCAGAAGAATCTGAAATAGTTAAGTTGGATAAAGCTTGTAAACTTGTTACCTGTTGTGAGAATGCAACTGTACCATTTTCTTGGTCAACATAGAATGCATCACCAACCCTAAAGTCTCCTTTCTGGTCGATACTAACAAAGGATACATCACCATTATTTGTTTGGGTAACTTCGTTTGCTTGAATTGCTGTATTAGGATCATTTGTAATATCTCCACCAGCACCAACATGATTGAAGTTAAGTGCAAAACACCTTAGTGTTACACCATCACCATCAGCAATAACACCCTTCTGACCGTACTCAACAGCACAACCAACAGAACGCATGTCAGCACCAAACTGACTGTAATCTGCTAGGGTTATCTTAGTAGCAGTTCCTACTCCACTGTTAGGTTGAGTAATCCTGATATCCTGAGTAACTACTACATCATCAGTAGCAGTTGAGACACCGTTAGTTCCGTTAAAGTCAACTAGTATTGAAGTATTCTTATTACCAGCAGCCTCAGCACTATAACCATAAGTATATGCACCATCTGGTATTGCATGAGATCCTTTCTGGACAAATACATCATCGATCCAACCTGTAACTGCGTTAGCAGCACCGTCAAAATCAGCACCAATTACAAGAGGTTTCTGTACACCAAGATCAGTAGAATATGATGTTGCTTCAGCTCTCTTAGCACCATTAGAATATGCTATTAATTTTGTACCTCTCTTGGCAACAGCGATATGATGCCATGCACCAGTTGTAATACCTGCACTAGCAGCAGACAATGCTGTTGTATGTCCAACACGAACATCGTACTCATTACCTCTGAAAGCAATACTTAAACCACTTGTATCAGTTCCTGACTCTCTAAAGTCAACAGCAGTAGCACTAGTTAATCCAGTACTGTTTCTGTAAACCCAGAAACCAACAGCAAATTCTCCTGTACCAAATCCAAATTGATCATGAGATGCTGCACTAACAGAATCATTAGTACCATCCAACTTAAGTGATGCACTACCAAATTTCTTAACACTGGTGTCTAATTGAGCATCACCATTGAAGGTAAGAGTCTTAGCAGTTCTTGCTTGAAGTATTTCAAATCCTTTTTGCTTACCAGTTACATCAAGATATGTGCCATCATAGTTAGCAACAACAGCAGTACCTAATCCAGTAACACCATCAGTATCATAGTAAGTAATTGTATTACCAATACCAAGTGCTGATGTTGTAGTAATACCAGTTAATCTTAATCTTGTCTTACCAGCAGATGCAAGACCTACTGTTCCAGATTCACCCTTAATACCTTCAGAAGCGAAGTATGTGAAACAGTTAAGGAACTCAACACGAGCACCGTTGGTCATCACTAGACCTGGAGCATTAGGTACAATGAAGGTCGCTTCATTGAATAGCATTGCTGCTTCAAGAGAACTTTCTTGAACCTGTGAACCATCTACATATGCACCACCACCAGATATGTAAGAAGATGGAGCTGAATCAGCAGAAGCATAACCATATGGATCAGTAGCAGTTACATTAGTACCTTTGTTGTATACAGTTATACGCTGTACATAAGGTGATCTTGTAGTAATTGCAATACCAGGCTGATACTTAAAGGCATAACCTTCATTTGCTGATGTATTGAAATACATATCAGCAATAGTTAAGTCTTCAACAACTGTTCTATCATTCAATAAGAAGCAGTCTTTTTGCTTCGTAGCACTTGTTGGAACAATCTTAGTAGCACGAAGACCGTTACCCTTAACAGTAAGAGCTTCAGGGACATATAGTGGGAAGGTTTCTTCATAGACACCACCACCAATATTCAATGTCTCGTTAACTCCTATAACACTAGGAGCTCTGTTTACATTAATTGTAAATGAAGTTGTTGTATTTACTGTAACAGCAGTTGTTACACCAGCAATAGGGTCAGTGCCAGAACGAGGATAAGTCTTACTTGCTGTATTACCATCCATCGTACAGGTGAATGATAATGAATTATTATCAAGGGTGATAGTATCACCTGTCGTCATACCATGAGCACCAGCAAATGATAGAGTTAATTCTCCAGTATGCTCATTGTAAGTTGCTCCATTAGGAGACTTCTGATTACCTGACTCAGCACCACTTTGAACATTAACTGCGTTTGTAGCAGTACCACCGTTATAGGTATGAGCATACCTATTAGAAATTCTTGATAGAGCGTATCTAATCGTTTTGAACGGTCTATCCTTAGTACGACCACGAGAAGCATCGTAAGCATCAAGACCATGAGTATCAACAAACCATACATCATCAGCAGGGTTAACAGTAGCAATACCAATCTGAGCAGGTTCTTTCCATGAAAGAGTGTTATCAGCATTAGTACTCAACATATGTTGAGTGTTAATACCAACAACTCCTGTGGAGTCATATAGAGAGGTTACATAACCAGCACCAACCTTAAGGTTTACAATATCTGCATCATTAACATCAATAACACCTGTGAAGGTTGCTGCAGTAGCAACAACAACATCAGTAACTGCTAATCCAGTCAGAGATAAACTATCAGCACTTAAGTTAGAAACATGTGCGGTTGTAATAGTAGCATAAGTACCAACCAGTGAAGTTACAACACCAGCAGTGACCTTAGCATTGACTATATCTCCTTCAGTTGCATCAATCGTAGTGATTGTAGCAGCAGTACCAACTATATCAGTAATAATACCAGAAGTTATCTTGACATCCTTAAGGTCAGCAGTTTCTGTATCAAATACTGTTATAGTTGCATAAGTACCAACTATCGATGTTATAACACCAGCAGTAATCTTAGCATTAACAATATCTCCTTCTGTAGCATCAATTGTTGTTATAGTCGCTGCTGTACCAACGATATCAGTTATGATACCTGAAGTAATCTTAACATCTTTAAGGTCAGCAGTCTCTGTGTCAAAGGTTGTTATGGTTGCACCAGTACCAACAATGTCAGTAACAGCAATTCCAGTAAAGGTTAGGTTATCAGCACTTAAAGTTGTTATATGTGCTGTAGTGAATGTTGCATAAGTACCAACTGTTGAATCAACACTTAGGTCATCAATATAAGCAGTACCATCAATATGAAGATCTTTCCACTGTTGAGTAGAAGCACCAAGGCTATAGGTGTCATCATCATCAGGAATGAAACTTGAATCAATGTCAGCATTGAATACAATAGCATCACTGGTAGAATCACCAAGACCAATTACACCACCTTTAAAGGTAACATTACCAACGAAGGTAGATGCTCCACCAACTCTGAGGTCACTAGTAATATTAACATCAGTAAATGTAGCAGCAACACCGATAATATCAGTTATGATACCAACAGTAATCTTAGCAAATTCAATATCACCATTTTCAGAATCAATAGTGGTAATAGATGCTGCTGTACCAACGATATCAGTTATAATACCAGAGGTAATCTTAACATCCTTTAGATCAGCAGTCTCAGTATCAAATACTGTTATGGTTCCATAAGTACCAACCTGAGATGTGATAATACCAGCAGTGATCTTAGCGTTAACTATATCTCCTTCTGTCGCATCAATTGTTGTTATAGTTGCTGCAGTACCTACAATATCAGTGATGATACCTGATGTGATCTTAACATCATTAAGGTCAGCAGTTTCAGTATCAAAATTTGTAATGGTAGCATAGATACCAGTTATTGATGTTATAACACCAGCAACAATATTACCATGTATGATATCAGTTACAGTTGCATCAATCGTAGTGATAGTTGCAGCAGTACCAACAATATCTGTTATGATACCAGCAGTTATCTTAACATCTCTAAGATCTGCAGTTTCAGTATCGAATACTGTTATAGTCGCATAAGTACCAACCTGAGATGTAATAATACCTGAGGTGATCTTAACATCGTTTAGATCTGCTGTTTCAGTATCAAATACAGTTATTGATGAATAAGTACCAACATAAGATGTAATAATACCAGCAGTAACATATGCTGCTTCTATACCAAGATCATTAACATCTATTTGAGGAATGGTAGCAACACCAGTGATGTTGACATCACCATCTACATCGAGCAACGCTGTAGGCGTTGTGGTCCCGATACCTACCCAACCGTCGCTATTACCAGATACCCACTTAACATCACCTGAACCAATTATTAACTGATCGTCTTGATCTGGATATCTAACATCTTGTCCTTTACCAATGATAACATTGTTATTACCAGTATTATGAGTACCAGCAGAGTTACCAATAGCTACATTATCACTACCATAAACATTGTATAGAGCAAACGCACCAATAGCAATGTTATTGCTCTGGTTAGTTGATATACCAGCACCCCATAGTGCTTCTCTACCTATACCAATATTCTGCTCGTGATCTTCCTTACCACTATTTGTTGTGATACCTGATCTTACGATTAAGAATCCATAAGTATCTGTTAATCCAACAGTACCACTTGATAGGTATATGGCATCATGGTTATCTGTAAGTAGTCCGAAGTTATCAGTACCCTTAACTTTAAATTGTGTACCAATTAACTTTGCTAGGTAACCATTAGTTGCACTACCAACATTAAATGTTAAGTTGCTATTAACCGCATTATTAATTACAGTTAGATCACCAAGAGATGCAATAGCAATTGCCCAGTCACCACCCTGTAGGTTAGCAAAGTTATCTGTAGTACCATATACTCTGTATGCA